CCAAACCCAATCAGGTGTAAAGTTTACATTATTTGCATCTGTTATATTTCTGTCATTTGAAGCATCACCTGTCCAGAGTAAAGTTCCAAAATGTTTATTAGGTAGCAGTATTGTTGGGTCGGGTAAGTTTGCTGAACATAGTGCTTTATATCCGCTTGGAACTGAATACTGAAAATCACCTTGACCATTTCCATCTGTGTTACCTTGTGCAGTTTTTGTACCAGCAAAGGAGCTATCTTGTCCGAAATTAGTAATAAAAGTATGAGTTGCACTACTATAACTATTGTGCATCATGGGAGTAACTGTTCCAGATACATTTGTGTGTATTTTGGTATCTATTAAAGTGCCATTTTTAGAGACTTTCCAGCTACCATCATCTAAATCAAGAAGAATACCTATAATATCTCCAGTTACCCAACTAAGTCCTGATACAGTCGCTTGTGTACCATTATGATCTGATTCTCCACCACCACCACGAACCCTCCAGTAATCAGTTGTATCTACCGATTTCACTCCAACACCAACCATTTTTGCATTATCAGTAGATGATTGCATATATTCCTCCCAATACCATTTTCCGTTGCTAACCGCAAAAGTAGCACCTGATTCTTCATCACTACCTTGAGTGGCAATGGCGGTTTTTAAATTTCCTTCTGAAAAAGTATTATCTTTTCCTTTCGGATCTAAAGGATTCCATGTTGCAAAATTATTTGTAGGACTATCTTTGACAGCATCAGTTGTTGCAAAATTATTTGGTGTGAAGTTGTTGCCGTTACCGCTAGAATCTTTGCCAAGTGTTGTTGCAGTCGTTCCAGAATTATCTGAAAAATTTAAATAAAATCCATTTGTTCCATAACTTCCAACATACTTCTTAGGATTCCATTGACCTGTAGCTGTGTTTGTTTCCGCAAAAGATGATGGTGCTACTACTGAACCATCTACTAAATTAATTTCTGCTTGATAACCATCCCAATAGTAAGTACCAACATGACTACCTATCCTTGTTTCATTTGAACCTGTAGTTAACGTAAAACCACTTCCAACTGCATTATGTACAAGAACACCATTAACATAAGAAGTGGCTACTCCTGAGTTTATCTGTACAACTATGTGATACCAAGCACTAGGGTCTCTAAATTTAGCTGTAGATTCATTTAAAGAAGATCCATCATAAAGATAAAAAGTATTGTTAGTTGTATGAAAAGAAAAACCTCTATTGCCCATACTAAAAATATATTGATACCCACTAAATGTGCATCTTTTTATCCATGCAGAATATGTAAATGTTGTACTTGTGCTACTTGATGTCCTAGCTAAATAAGCATTATCTCCATCATTAAACCTTAAACTACGATCTACCGTAAAATCTTCAGCAGCTCCCGAAGCTCCTATTCTTATCGCATCATAAAAACCCATTACTTAACGTCCAATGAAACTGCACAATGTATAACATTGCTTGAAAGTATTACATAATCTATTCGATCAACCGCAGAGGCAGTTGTTGTTAAAGTTGGTGCTGTGCCTCCCACAAATTTAAATGCACTATTGAATGAAGCTGTTCTAGATCCCGTTCCATCTTGTGTAATAAATATCGAACCAGCCTGACCTACTACTTGGTTACTAGGTGCTGCAAAGGTTCTGTTACCTCCCAGAGTTACTGAATGATGACAAGCTGTAGCCATGTCTATTGTTATTGTTGACCCATCAGAAAGGGCTGTGATATTTGCTGCTGCTCCTCCTGTAAGTGAGATGCCTCCACTAGCTGTTTCAAATTTTTTTGAATTGTCGTAATATAACTCTACCTGTGCGTCACCAATACATTTAACATAAGGACGATCAATACTTGCTTTGCCTAATCTAATCTCACTATCATCAGAAATCCTAAAAACACCTGTAGTATTTAACATAAAGGTGTCAGTTCCATCGTGATAAATTTGTAGGTCAGCACCTGAACCAAACTTAGCTTTTGCGTCATCAGCAAACTCTAAAGCATTATCTGATCTGTCGAAAACAACATCCCTTCCAGCAGTAGCACCATCAAAAGTTACATCCTCTTGAAATATATTTGTTGAAGTAAAAGTATTAGCACCCGACAATGACGCTAAACCTAAATTTGTTTGTGTGATATTTCCAATAGTTGTAAAAGTTCCCGTTCCAGAACTAACAGCAGTACAAATTTTTAATAAATTAGTTGAAGAATCAATATGTGGTTGAAATTGTTCTTAATGCTGTAAAAATATCATTTATTCCTGCACGAACCGCAGCACCCGTTCCGTTGGCTACATTAAAATTATTATTTGTCTCCTTAGTTGTACTGTTAACTCTTGCCATTTTTATGTTATATTATTTTATTTTATTTTATCACCCCTTACCAAATCCGACAGCTTGATAAGTGAAATCTCTGTTTATCGAAGCATTTGATGAATTTTTAAAATGAACAGTAAAACCTGTAGCAGAAATATTCGTTATCTCAAAATAATCACCTGAAGCAAAACTTCCTATAGGTTGAACAGCAACAGAAGGTGGATTACTATTAACTCCTCCTATAGCTGCCGTACCAGTAAAGAAAGGATGTTGGAATGTAACATCTTTTGCCCCTGCTCCAGATGCAATAGTTCCTGTGCTCTGCTCTGTTCTTCTTTGAAATGATGCAGTATATCCTAATTGCAAAACTTTTATATCTTGGTCTTGATCATCACTTGTTAAATTAACTTTAAATTTAAAACCTCTACCTTTATATGTTCCATTTGCAAAGGTCTGAAAAGCTGTATATGTAGGCGATCCAGAGGTGGGATCATCTTGTGTGACTGCAACTTGCATTTCAGCGTTTACCTTAGTAGCGGTAGCACCATCAAAATCTACTCTTGCATCTATATTAGAAATTGAATCAAATAAATCTGAAGGGAAAAAAGCCTCCGTTAAAAAATGACGTTTTAAATCAAGACTGAATACACTTCCTAAATCTAAAAATGACGTACCTGGAGCTCCTCCAAACTCATAGTTACCTAATGGTGATATACCTCCTAAATCATCTAAAGAAGTTACCAAATCAAAATCTGTAATAGTATCAAATTGAGTAGTTCCTGCTAGGTTTAAACTACTTGTTGAAGCATCAAAAGATACATTAGTTTTGACACCTTGAAATTTTGGATTATCTAAATCTTCTCTTCTTGTTAAAGCTATTAAAGGTGCAAGATTATCAGGTAAATCTAAAATAACACTTGCTTCACCAGCACTAAACCTACCTCCGTCATCTTGAAACTTTAAAATATACTCTCCTTCTAAATAAGGAACTTCAGCAGTCGTAGTATTTCCTGCTAAAGCTTCAATCAAATCTGTAGCGTCTGAAAATGTACCCGTTCCATCTGTTTTTGTAGAGTGTCTTACATAGACAAGACCACCATGAGTTACATCTAAATCTGTCGATAAGTTCCAACGTAATCTTACTAACTTATCACTGATTGGTTCTGCTGTAAGACCAGTAACATCCTCTGGTATAGCAGTTTTTCCAACAGCATTAAAGGTAAAAGTTGTTGGTTGTGCAGAAGGTTCAAGTGAAGAATTTATACTGGATAATTCAAATACATATTCACCCTGTAACGAATCTAATATCTGAAATTCAGTGCTTTTTGATCTAAGGGTTATAAAATTACCATCATCTAATCTGTAATTAAGCTCATATTCTACAGCTTTCGGAACAGGGTTAAAATCTATATTTAATCTTGTTCTTGCAGTAGTTCCTTCTGTAAAAAATTCTTCTACAACATTTGGTGCACCAGGAGCTTCAATCAATTCATTTAATATCGTAATATTACGAACAGGGAGTGGAGAACCATCTTCAATAAACGCATATTTTCCTGCATTATATGCTGCTGCTGTTACTGCATAATTATCTTTATCTTCAGTAATTCCTACAACTCTCCACTGTGTAGTTTGTAAAGTTGTATTCTGTAAAATCCAAACACTATTAATATTAGGTGCTGTATTAACTAAATTCCCATTTGAATCTTTCATCTGAAAATTCTCGCCACTAGCAAGTGTTATCACTGCTCCGCTTATCGAATCTACATTCTTGGTGCTTACCGTTCCATCAGGCATTATTACGCT